GCGCGCAGGTCGGGGCCACGGAGAGCGGAAACAACTGGCTCGGCTACATCATGCACCACGTGCCGGCACCCGCCCTGGCGGTGCAGCCGACCGTGGAACTGGCCAAGCGCTTCTCGCGCCAGCGCATCGACCCGCTGCTGGAGGAAACGCCTGCGCTGCGGGAACGTGTCGCGCCGGCGCGGGCCCGCGACAGCGGCAATACGATGCTGTCGAAGGAATTCCCCGGCGGAATCTTGGTGCTGACCGGTGCGAACAGCGCCGTCGGGCTGCGCTCGATGACGGCGCGGTTCCTGTTTCTCGACGAGGTGGACGCCTATCCCGGCGACGTCGCAGGCGAGGGTGACCCCATCGCCCTGGCCGAGGCGCGGGCCCGCACCTTCGGATGGCGCCGCAAAGCCTTTCTGGTTTCCACGCCCACCATCGCCGGCCGCAGCCGGATCGAACGCGAGTACCTCGCCAGCGACCAGCGGCGCTTCGTCGTGCCGTGCCCGGAATGCGGCGAGATGCAGTGGCTGCGCTTCGAGCGGCTGATCTGGGAGAAGGGAGCGCCGGAGACGGCGCGGTATCACTGCAGCGCCTGCGACCACCCGATGCAGGAGCACGACAAGACCGCCATGCTCAGCGGTGGCGAGTGGCGCGCAACAGCTGAGGGGCAGGACCCGCACACGATCGGCTTCCACATCTCGGCGCTCTACTCGCCGGTGGGCTGGCTGTCCTGGGCGCAGATTGCGCGCGATTGGGAGGCGGCGCAGGGCAAGCCCGAGGACATCAAGACCTTCAAGAACACGGTCCTCGGCGAGACCTGGCAGGAGCAGGGCGAGGCGCCGGATTGGGAACGCCTGGTCGAGCGACGCGAAGATTTCGCCATGGGCGTGGTGCCCACTGGCGCGCTGGTGCTGACGGCCGGCGTAGACGTCCAGGACGATCGCCTGGAATGCGACATCTGGGGCTGGGCCGAGGGGTTCTCCTCCTGGCTGGTCGACCACATCGTGATCACCGGCAGCCCGCGCGATCGGGAACCCTGGGACGAGTTGGCCCGGGTGTTGGCACGCGACTGGCCACGCCACGGCGGTGGCGCGATGCGCATCGCGCGGCTCTGCGTGGACACAGGCGGCCGGGACACCGCCGCCGTCTATGGCCACCTGCGCCGCCTACGGGATCCGCGGATCGCGCCGACGAAGGGCATCGACGGCTGGAACCGGGCGCAGCCCGTCCAGGGCCCGACGCCGGTGGACGCGCTGGTGAATGGCCAGAAGCTCCGCCGCGGCCTCAAGCTGTGGACCGTGTCGGTCTCGACCTGGAAGGCCGATCTCTATCGCCGCCTCTGGCTCGGCCGCGGCGACGCGGAGGAGCTTCCACCCGGTTGGGTGCATCTGCCGCGGGCGATCGAGGTGGAGTGGGTCAAGCAGCTGGTCGCGGAGCAGCTGCGCACCACAAAGGACCGCCGCGGCTTCGCGCGGCAGGAATGGGCCAAGCTGCGGGAACGGAACGAGGCGCTGGACTGCGCCGTGCTGGCCCGCGCCGCGCTCTGGCTGCTCGGTGCCGATCGCTACGGCGATCGGTTCTGGCAGCAGCTGCGCGACCAGATCGCCGATGCGCCCCTGCGGGTGAGCGAACTTCCCGCCGCTGGGAATGTCGCTGACCCGCCGCCGCCATCGCAGGCCGCGGCGGCGCCATCCGCATCTAACACGCAGCGCCCGCGTGGCTGGCTCGCGCCGCGCAGCAACTGGCTTCGCTGAAGGAGGACGAGCATGGATCCGACCGTCCTCGCCTGGGCGCTGGCGCAGCCTGCCGGCACCCGCGCCGCCGTGCTGGCCGCCGCCTTCACCGGCGGCACCACACGCGTGACCTTCGATGGCCGCACGGTGGAATACCGCTCCCTCGACGAGCTCGGCCGCGCGCTGTCGGTGCTGCACGCCGCCGAGAACACCGCCGCGCGCCGGCCCAGCGTGACCTTCGCCAGCTTCTCCCGCGAGGGAAGCAAGTGATGGGGCGTCTCCGCGATGCCTGGCATGCGCTTCGTGGCTATGCCGCCGCCCAGGACAGCCGCGCCTCGAGCTGGGCGGCCTCCGGTGGCAGCGCCACGGCCGAGGTCGGCGCCGCCGCACCCACCGTGGCGCGCCGCGCCCGCGATGCCGTGCGCAACGATCCCTACGCCGCCCGCATCGTCGATCTCTGGACCGGCAACGCGGTGGGCGCCGGCATCACCACCCGCTGGCCGGACAAGCCGCATGCCGAGGCCTGGCGTCGCTGGTCCGACAGCACCGCCTGCGACGCCGAGGGCCGGCTCGATCTCTATGGCCTGCAGGCGCTGGTCATGCGCGCCGTGGTCGAGAGCGGCGAATGCTTCGTCCGGCTGCTGCCGGCTGAGATCACGCCGGCCAATCCGATCGGCCTCCGTCTCCAGGTGCTGGAGAGTGATCACCTCGACACAGCGCGGCAGGGCGTCATCGAGGGTGTCCCCACCCTCCAGGGCATCGGGCTCGGTGAGGCCGGTGAGCCGGTCGGCTATTGGCTGCACCGCGTGCATCCCGGCGCCTCTTGGGTCCTGCCGGGCGGTGCCACCTGGCTCAGCAGCCAGCACGTGCCGGCCCGCGATGTCCTGCACGTCTATCGCAAGCGCCGCCCCGGCCAGCTGCGGGACGTGTCCTGGCTGGCGCCGGTGCTGACCCGACTGCGCGATCTCGGTGACTATGAGGCCGCGCTGCTCATGAAGGCCAAGATCGAGGCCTGCCTCGCCGCGGTCGTGTCCGAGGATGGCGACGACGCCATGACCGGCCCCGCATCGGGCCTGCTCCGCGATGCCCACGGCCGCACGGTCGAGAGCTTCGAGCCGGGGATGATCCTCTATCGCCGCGGCATGGGATCGGTGGAGGTGGTGAACCCATCGGGTGGTGGATCGCACGCGGCCTTTGCCCGCCGCGCGCTCGAGGCGTCGGCGGTCGGCACTGGCCTGACCTATGACCAGGTGGCCGGCGACCTCACCCAGGCGAACTACTCCAGCCTCCGCGCCGGCAAGATCGAGTTCCGTCGGCTCTGCGAGCAGGTGCAGTACGGCATGCTCATCCCGATGCTGGTGCGGCCCGTCGCCGATCGTTTCCACGCCCAGGGTGCGCTGCTTGGGCTGTGGGGCGCGGAGGTGCCCGACGGTCTGTCCCACGTCCCACCGGCGCACGAGATGATCGACCCGCTGAAGGACACCACCGCGCTGATCGCGCAGGTCCGGGCCGGCTTCGTGCCGCAGCCCGAGGCGGTCGGCGCCTTCGGCTACGACTTCCGCCAGGTCGTCGAGATGATCCGCGAGGCCAATGCCCTACTCGACGAGGCAGGCCTCTCGCTCGACAGCGATCCGCGCCGCGTCGCGAAGTCGGGCGCTGCCCAGGACGCGGCTCAGCTTGCCGCCATCGAGATCGCCGCCACCGGTGCCGCATCGCCGCGCGCGGAGGCGGCAGCCGATGCGCCGGTCGACGCAACAGGAGACCAGCCATGATCGCAGGCGCCTACGACTGGGCCGACGACATGCTCAAGATCAAGAGCATGCAGAAGAAGTTCCGCGACAGCTTCAACGGCACCGAGATCAACCCGGCGCGGTGGGAGATCGCGGCCACCGGCGGCGGCATCACCCACACCGTCGCCGACGGCGCGGTGACCATCTCCACCGGCACCACGCTCGACGATGAGCTGACGCTCACCAGCCGCACCACCTTCACCATCCCGCTCCGGGTCATGGTGGCGGTGAACATGAGCCAGCGCATCGTCGGCCAGTCGGTGTGGCTCGAGCTCGTCAGCATCGATCCCACCACCGCCCAGCCGGATGGGCGCAGCGCCGCGGCCTGGCGGCTGGATGGCGCCAGCCCGACGCTCGCCAACTACGAGGTGGGGAGCGAGGGCGCGCCGCGCTTGGGCAGCGCCTCGGGCAGCACCATCCCGACCACGGCGCCCGCGGGCTGGTCCGTGCTGGAGATCGAGCCGACCAACGACGAGTGCTACTTCCACGGCCGGCTGCTCGACACCACCGCGGCGCGATCAAACTCCTACGTGCGCCACCAGCAGATCCCGGAGCCGAATGCGCTGTACCGCTTCCGGATCCGAGTGCGGAACCGGCAGGTCATCAACGGCATCTCGGCCGTGGCGAACAACGGTGGTGGCGCGGTGCGCATCACCCGTGCCGCGCATGGCTTCGCGACGAACGACGTGGTCACGGTGGCGGACGTGTCGGGCGTGCCCGGGGCGAATGGCAGCTTCACGATCACGGTGATCGACGCGAACAGCTTCGACCTGGTCGGCTCGACCTTCACCGGCGCCTATCTCAACACCGGCTGGGCCTCGGTCAGCCGGAACCTGGCGCCGGCCTCGAACACCGACATCAGGGTCCAGTTCGTCACCATCGCCGACTATGCCGAGCTGACGACGGAGATCACCGCCGGCCGCGGCCAGTCGGTCGCCGGCCAGGGGCTGGGCGTGAACGTGCTCAGCACCATCCCGCCGGCGGTCACGCCGGTGGGTGGTCAGGCGCGCAACACCAGCGGCGCGGTGCCGGTGCTGGCCGCCACCGGCTATTCGGCCAACCCGGTCGCCGTCACCACGGCGCGCGGCGTCGATCTGCTGGCGACGCTGATCGGCGCGCTGGTCACCAAGCCCTACGCGATCCCGGAGGCGGACTGGCAGTATGCCGCCGCCGCGGGCGGGATCATCAACACCACCGACGTGGTGCTTCGGGCGGCCGCGGCGGCCGGCATCCGGAACTACGTCACCTCGATCGATATCCGCAACGCCCACGCGACGGT